TTTTGCAACGAATCCCTGAAGCACCCAAGCGCCGTCTTTCTCTTCATAGTGGTCTCGGAGCCCTTCGGGGATCTCTTCCTGGGTTTTGTAACTGGATTCTAACATTGTTTTCGTTCTCCTTTTTATGGTTTATTTTACTACTATTTTAATACAATCATAAATGCTCTAACTTTTCCCTTTTCAATGTCTCATAATATTCTTTATCTTCATCATTGCCACATTGTTCAATTTTTCGGCGCAATCCGGTAACACATTCCTCATTTTCAATACGTTCTTGATTCACAATATCAAAAATTTCATCGGATACATTCATCTTTTCAACGTCCCACTTTTTTCTATTTTATTACTTCAAACTGAATCCCGTTATCACCAGGATAAGGTTTCGTGTGATCAATCTTGCCTTTAATAATCGCATCCGGAATACCGTTTGGGTATGCCTTACATTTTCGCCCTTCTTCATTTTTATATTTGCAATAAGAACAAAATCCAAATGTATCGACAAAAGAAGTTATCATTTCCCGCCTCTTTTAACTTTTTGAAGAAAAATATCCTCTAAAAATGCAGGTAGCATTCCTTTTTTATACGCGCCTTTCGAATACTCAACATAGGCCTCCGCTAATGCCTCCCCATAATGCGAAGCGCCATACGTGCTAAATATGCCCCGAGTGCCGGGGGCGTCCACCCATTTTTGAAATTCATCTTCTACAGCACCCCAATGTTTTATCCCTTTTGGAAGTTCTTTATCCGTAAATGCTGTTTTTACATGCCCTATCTCATGCGTTGCAATATCTTTTGTGGATTGCACGGAAGTACCACGTTTAAATTTATATCGTAATTCATCCCAATTATAATTCAAATCCTTTGTATAGTATTTTTCCAACGCATTCGGGCAATGATCTACCATATCCGTTATTTTTGCAATATGCGTCATCCCTTTTGATGGTAGATGAATCCCCCATGTCAAAATATTTCCCGCAGCATCCACTTTATCTGCAAAACATTTACCACCCAGACCATCCCATCCCTTAATTGTCGATATATTTTTTACTCCCGATTCATGAAGAGCTTCCATATACTCATTAAGAACCTTCAAATCATCAATCCCAGATACAGCCACCCCCTGCGCTTGCAAAGCTAACTTTTCGGCATCCCGTATCGTCTTTGCAGGAACAAATCCCTTCTCCGCCGCTTTAACGCCCCGCAACTCCGTCAACAAGTATTGATTCCCCTTCGCATCCGCAAAATCCTTCAACGCCACCTTCCCACTTTTCCACAATTCCAATCGGCTCGGCCCCAGTATCTGCTTTTGGACATTCACAGGTTGCGTTTTGAGAAAATCTTCATACGTTCCAAGAAAGCGCCCAGTTTCGATGATTTTTCCTCCACCAACTCCAATTTTACCAGGAATAATCTTACCCGTAAGCGGATCAACCGTGCCCCTGACTGTATATGGACGATAAGCCTTTTCAATTTCGTCGACATCAACTCCCATTTCCCTGAATGTCTTTGTCACGAACTCTGGAAAGCATCGGCAATTATGGACTACCATTCCCCTTGCAATATATGATTCGTCTTCTTCCACACTTAAATTATACAAATTCCGAGTACCAATTAACTTTTTCTTTATTACACCCGTAACAAGCCATGGAACCGTTTCATATAACTCAGAATGATTGCATACCATTCGCGTAACTTCATCCGTAACCTCATTCAAACAATTATTTATTCGTTCTTCACTGAATCGAATTACTGTCCAGCCTGCCTTTTCAATTTCACGCTGACGGATCATATCTTTTTCGGTATTTTCGTGCCAGTACGCACCATCAACCTCTATTGCAATTTTTAAAGATGAAATAGCAAAATCAACAAAATAATAACCCCTGCCTTTTCGTTTAACTGGAAATTGCGCTTGATACTGCACCCCACTTTTATCCAATATCTGTTTCATCTTTCTTTCAATACCAGACATAAACCCTTTTTTTGCCATAATCACATTAGGATGTTTCCCCGGGTATTTATCACGCCAAACAGCGAGTTTATCTTGTACCAATTTCACAACCGCAGGATCATGCATAGGGTTTTTCTTTTTCATTCGAAGCGAACTTCGTTTTTTATGGTCTGGCGTATTGTTCGCTGCATTTGACAACACATGTATATCTTCCTGTTGAAACGCATGTGCCCCATTTTCTATCATTTCAATATTTACTTTATTCGCCTGTTTCGTTATTTCGAATCTATCTCTTTCTCCTGACGTATATTGGTTATTCATGGATATACTATTTTTTACACTTATATTCTTTCGATGCTCTGGATCACTCCATTGTCGATCCGTAATATCCAAACTAACACAACGATGCCCGCAATACTTTTGCGTGTAAGGAATTAACTTACCGCATCTATGACATCTATTAGCAAGTAACATAATGTGATCGCCTTTTTTACAATCACCCGCTTCTTTCCATGTTGTTTTCCCTGTATCCGGGTCCCCAACCTGCACCATATGATTTGCGGTTAAAGACACGCCTTCAAACTTTTTAAATTCAATCCTTACTGTATCCGGCGCAAATTGACGTGATCGCGGCAATGCATATACTTTTCTAAATCTATGCTTATGCGTAAGCACAAAATCCCCTATTTTAACCTCTCCAATTGGTTTCCAACCTTTTGAAGTATAAATAGGAACCTTTTGAGAAACAAAACACCTTGGATGAAGAGGCATCTCTGGCCCTTTCCCTATTGAATAAACTTCATCCTGCGAATCCAATGACATACACCGAATACATGTTCGGTTTTCCGCTACACTATTCCATTTCCACCCCTTTACGATGTCGGCGTTCGCTTTAGCGACATCAAATGCGGCATTTACGTTGGAAGATTGTACATACGTTCTGGTCAGAGCTTCCATGTCGTTATCAAGACCGTTGAATACCTTGCCGCTGAACCGCTTTGTCATATCTTTGTAGCTTTCACCTTTTAACATACCCGTCAGCAGTTCAGATTTGATGTTCTTTTGGATATTGTAATCAAAAGTGTCGCCCACCCATTTATTCAGCAATTTTCCACCCACCGGCGTTTTCGTTACCATTGAATGCAGCTGCGCTGCCGATAATGCTACCGGGTGAAAGTTGGGAATCATCCCGCCAAATGATAATATCTTGTTTTGCGCCACATACGATGCTTTTCCAGCCACTTCCGCTGCGTTTGCTATCGTTCCAGTGATCTGTGCCTGCGCAGCGACTGAAAGGTGTTGGAGTTCCTCTCCCAGTGCTGTTAATCTTTGTTTTTCCCATCGTTTTAATGATGCGCCTTTCCCAGCCCCGGCAAGTGTTTTTGTAATCTCTGCCCGTGCCCGCTTTGTACTTTTCAGGACTTCCCTGGTTGCCTTATCTTCAAACTGACTAAGCTGATAATTCCATTTCGTTTGGGAAACCAACTGTATCAGTTTTTGTGTTTCGGCTATTGCTAATTTCTGGGACACTGTTATTTTCCTTTATCTACAATCAATCCATCCGGCATAAATATAATTACCCCGCTTCGCTTGCTCCCGAAGCCCCTTTTCCTTTTCCCTTGTCCCAATGGGCGGTTCTGGTTGCTGTTCCTTCCACTGGACATATTCACTTTCCGTCTGGATCAATTCAAAGCAATTATCTTCCTCGTTATTTACAGCCTCCCTTTTTCCCGCCTGTCTTTTTCCCACTCCCTGCTCCTGTATTCCGACCTCGACCACCACCCTGTCCATTCCTCGGACCCGTCGCGTTTCGCGGTGGGCCTGTTTTATTTCCTTTTGGCATTATCTGGTCCTCCTTCTTTATTTACCTACACAACATCAACGCTTGTTCTTCGTTGAATCCGGCTTCCACCAACGCTACATATTTCGCATGAAGGATAATCGCAAAATATCCGTTATGCTCCAATTGCAATTCCATGGACATCTTCAGATAGCGAACCGCCGCCCTGAACTTTTCCACCTGCTCTGTGCAAGTAGTATCGTCCTCTTCCTGCCTTCCTTCAAAATTTGCCATTGATATTGTTTTTCCCATTTCTTATTCTTCCCCTTTATTTCCAAATGCCAACGCAGTCTTCTGCCGTTTAATCTTATCTTCGGCAATCGCTTCCTGCTCCTCTTCTACCGTCCGCCCAGGTTGCAACACCTCCCCTTGCTGTAAATTCCATATGAATGTTTCCTGGCTCATTTCCTCTGCCTGTACCGCCGCGAGCAATGCCGTAATTTCCTGCGAAGACAATTTTGCGCTTACGAAATCCTTATTCAATCCGACTGCGCATTGATCGGCGGCCACCCCTTCCCAGAATCCTATGTGTTGTAAGACATCGGTTAATGCCCCTTCAATATTACCCGCGATGTCCGCTAATGTGGCAGAATCGCCGGAGCTTCTTAACTTAACGGTCTCCGCGGCTTCGATTCCCGCTCTTTGCTCTTCCAATAACCGGGCACCGGACACTGCCATTTGCTTTTCAAGGCGATCGAGACCAGTTTCCATTGTAGCCAGTCCTTCGCCGCCAGTCTGTAAAAACCATGATTTCGCAGTGGGTTCAGTAGTATGATGCGTTACGCCAGGCCCAAGTGGGACCTTTGCACCGTCATCAAAAGTAAATCCGGCAAAACATGGAGTGGGCAATCCGGCAAAGTGCAATCCGTATTGATATGCGACGGTAAGTTTCCAATGGCCTTTAGATAGATTTAACAAGTCGAGCAATGGTGGTCGTGATGCCTGCGGCACATTACTCCCAGAACCAAAAAATACGAAAGGGATGAAGTCAAGTCGTTTTCCTTTGTACGCGGGCATTCGTGGATTTGGAAACCCATCAACCTCCGGAACCGCTGACCATTCATCCCCTTCGGATCCAGTATTGTTCAATTTCCTATAAATGGTTACCACATACAATCCAACATCATCTAATTCCAGTTTTCTGCGTTGTGGAATTACTTTCGTTTGGGAAGGATCATCCGGATCAATAATTGAGATGGATTCACTCAATAGAATTTCTTGTTTAACTTTCTTACTCTTATTATCAGACCAATCCAGAATGGAGAGCGCTTCATAGGGCGCGGCGTAGGGTATTTCATCTTCATCAATATCAACGAGCACGCCATACCGACCAAATCCAAGTACATTATCGCAGGATTCCCGAATCAGGTCATCAAAGGAAGCTCCATTGATCATTATATCATCGAGAACCGCCTTTTTCCCTTCTGGATACTTGATATCAGCTGGTTTCCGCAGAATGGCGCCTTTCAGTCCCTGGCGAGTGCGGAACAGCGAATTGAAAAGAATGCCAAAACCAACATAGCGTTCATACGCAGTAAGTTTCCCGACCTGGCCTTCCAGCATGGGCGTGTAACGCTCTTCCTGCGCCTTTATCTGGCGTTCGCCTGCAAAGAAATCAGAGAGGTCTTGGTAATCATCTTTATACTTATCGTATTCTACGTTTAGCTGCATGCGTTATCCTTTACTTCCTTTTTTGCAATCAACTCAAATTCCTTGAAAATAGGAGTAGCCTGCTTTATTCCATCAATTTCAGGATAAAATTCCGCCTTCACCGTCATAATGGAATCAACATGCATCTTAATTTCAAGTCCCCGGCAATGCTTAATTCCAAGTGCCTCTGCAATCTTTTGGCATGCGCTATATTGTGCGTAATGGAGCCCCATTTTCCTTACCCCCTTTATTTCTTATTAAACGAAATTTCCGGAATATCAATTTCTTTTACGGTCATACTTGCAAAATCAATCTCGTAAAGATGCCCTTCATAATGTTTCGGTTCAGGAAAGGACACAGATTTATGTTCTTTCCAAAATAAAACCGCTGCCTCCTCCTGTGATGCTACAGTTTGTTCCACCACAACCCTATTGTTTATTCCGCGAAATGGATACGACATTAAAATTATAAGTAATAATATCTTCATTCCCCTTCCCCCTTCTACCAAGCCGCCTCCACCATCGAAGCTTTCCCTTTAATTGGATACGCAACATCCGTAAAGTACCGCATTGCTGTTGTTATGTGCTGATACTTCCCATCCTCTTCCTGAAATGTTGATCCTTTTTTCAACTGTGTCAATTTTAATCCCTTATCTCCGTATGGACATTTAACCGGATTTACAAAAAAGCTCCGTTCCCCTGAAGCATTCAGCACCTTTGCCCGTAAACTACTTTGGGATTCCTTGATTGGCCTGTAATTCCTGGTTGCTTTTACCTGAACCCGGAAGCCGTGTTGCTTTAATACCTTTTCAATCTGCAAGTAATCGGATTGCTGGCCGTGTTTTTCTCCGTGATGGCCCTGCGCATCTCCATATATATAAACCATTGCCCCTTTGTATTTGGCATACCGTTCTACAAATTCCGTTGCCGTGTTTTGCGCTACCGCGCTTTCCAACACTATTTCATCCACCACGTATATTTTATCAGATTCCCCCGGTGCTTCCGCTTCGTCTACTTGCATGATTGCTGATGAGAGCGGCGTGTAGTTGAAATCGTGCGCCCATATAATGTCCTTTCCAGGCTGGAAGACTCTGTCGGTGTGGTTGTCATCCATGTAGTCCGCATATACCCGTCCGGAAATAGTTTCAAAGCTACCCTCGTATTCTTGCCTGTAGAATTTGGGGTCCATTGACCGTTTCGCATCTTCAATCTCCTTTGGGCTTAAAATATCCGAGGAAAACCATGTGTAGAATCCCCAGTCTGGATGTTCTTTGCTTTTCCCGCGTTCTACTAAATCATAAAAATGATTTAACCCCTCCGGCACCCCAAACAACCAACACCATGAATCTTCCATTCCCCTTGTGGAAAACAATGGCCGCAAATGTGCATCCCAGATATCGGCTTTGCAATTTGCTATTTCATCAACTCCTCCACCCCTCCATGGTATCCCTTCAACTCGTTCTGGTTTATCTAATCCCAGCACATATATTTCAGATCCGTTTTTAAATGGAATCATTAATTCTGATTCCGAAGGACGGCTTGCCAAAAACCAGGGAGGCGTCATCTTTTTCAGATCCCGCCAGAATAAACTTTTTGCCTGCGACCATACCGGGGCGGCTGCAAAATACATTCCCGGTGTTTTCATCGCCTCCGTTATTACTTTTCGCTTAAACCTTTCTGTCTTTCCGCTCCGGCGTCCCGCCGAACAGGTTTTGAATCGGAGGGGTTCATCCCTCAGCCGCAATTGCTCTGGATGGGGAATCAGTGGCGATGTCAGTCTCGCCGGCAGCTCTAAAACCGATGTTGTTCCAGTCAATATTCTGTCCATCCCCTTCAGGCTTGTTTTCCACGTTCCGCTTCCACTTATCTGGATGTCTATTGCACAGCCAGAAAATTATTGATGTTGGATCAGGTGGATAATGCTTTACTGTTTTAACGGTTGTTACTTCTCCCTGCGCATTACAGAATATCTTTTCCTCTTCATGGCTGTATCCAAGCGCCCTATCCCGTAATGAAACTACAATATCTCTATCTGCTTTGTTCTTATCTAACTTTATGGTTTTAAGAAAGTTAGGGTTATTTTTTTTCCAAGCACAGAAGGTCACATTGGATATTTCTACTAATTTACATATTTTAGCGTCGACCCAACCCTCTTGAATTAACATCAGTACTTGTCGTTCTATCTCCGGCGTGAACTTACTGGGCCTTCCCATTGGATTGCCCGTTGCATTGCTTTTCCTCTTTATCGGCTTTGGCTTGACTTGCTTTGCCTTTTTAATTGGAACTGGGGTTGTTCTTATCACTGTATCGCCCTTTACTTCGGTATTAGACGAGAGGCATAGCTTCGCCGATGCCAAATAATAAGGTTTTTTAAGGTATAAATAAAGGGTTTTCTTAGTGTTTTTTATAAAAAATAACTGATTATTTTAAAAATAATTTGCTGTTTTTTGTAAATACTTAATATCATTGAAAAGTATTTTTAATAATCTTTTAAAAAAAGCTTGACTTTTTAAAACGAATGATATAAAATCAAATTAAAAACAGGGTGGGGGGAAACAAAATGCTAATAAAAGTTACGCATAGAATCGCAACAGGAAACGAAGCTGAATATTTTGAAGGACTCGAAAGAGCAAAAAAAATTAAAAAATATACTTCCACATTTGATGGATCATATGAA